AGAAATACAAATCATTGTTCCATCCGCATACTTCACAAACTCACCATTAGCATTGCTGCCACGCTCAATAATTGCGCCGGTAGGGTCACCACCAGACTCCGAAACGGTGCCAACAATGTTGCCTTGGTGGTACACGTCATCACCCGTAACGGTGGGTTCCTGCGTGAAATTGACCACGCCACCCGACGAGATAGCCATCGCATCCGGGTCAGATGCCGAACCAATCGTGCCCGCATCATCCACCGTGATATTCGACACGTCCAAGTCCCCAGTAACAATCGCGTCCTGACTAATTGTTACATCCCCGCCAGCGGCAATACTAATCGCGTCCGTATCCGACGCGCTACCAATCGTGCCATCATCATCCACAACAAGATTCGGGACCGTAACGTCACTACTAAACGTCTTCGCCCCACCAATCGTCTGCGTCTCACTCGTCAAAACAACATTACTCTTTAACGCTAACTTACGATTCTTATCCGCGTCCGCAACACGGTCCGGGTTCACCAAGTGCAAGACCGCGTTGCTTGACGAAATATCCGTCGAGTCCGCCGCACTCAATTCAGTAATTTTACGGTCAGCCATAACACTCTCCTAAAAACAAGATACTATTTCCCCGGGAGAAACAACAAGTGGTCACCGAAGCCCGAACCACACAATGCGGGCACGCTCAACATCCGCGCTAGAGGTGTCCGTGTAATTAGCAAAGTACACGGTAACCTCATCATTCTGCTCTAACTCCATGAGGTACATGCTTTGCAACTTGCCGACGGCGGCAATCGTTACGGTCGCATTGCACTCCGTCGCATCAATCGGGGTGCCATTCAACGCCAACTTAATACCGAACCGCGTCTTAATCGTAGGCGACATGTCCGCCGTAGCCACCACGTACGCCCACGAGGAACCAGATGCCGTGCGCTTCAAACCAAACGAGCCAGCAGTAGATAACGACGTACCCACCGCACTGGCTGAGTCAAGCGTCCCACTCAAGCCACTATTAATAAACGTTCCCGTAGCAACCCCACTAAAGTCAATACTTCCAGTCACGGTGCGGTAGGCCACGCCCCGAAACTGCGGGGCATCCGCACCAGCAGGACCCGTAGGACCAGCAGGCCCAGTAGGACCCTCTTGGCCCTCAAGCAGCACCCAGTCCGTACCATCCGTCTCGTAAAACAGGCCGGTATCCCGCACGTAGAACGCGGTACCCAACTCAAACGCGCTCGGTGCAGGCAAATCACTGTATTCACCCACCGACGGTAAGTAACGCAAACGCTTCGTTGTCACCGGTTACCCCCAAACACACGATTCGCTGCACTTGCCAAATCCTGATAAGGACCATACTCCCTAATAAATTCCTCTCGCAACTCCTCAATCCGGGCAAGCAACGCATCCGCCTCATCCATGTCACCCCGACGCACAGCAGCCGAACGACGCTCCCTCAAATCCCGCAATTTCTCATCAAACTCAAACCGCAACGACCGCATAGGCTGACGAATATTCTGGCCCTGCACACCACCCTGCGTCACAGCCCGCGTAGAACGAACAAACGTAGTGAACGCCTCAGCAGCCAACCCACGGTCAGGCATCCGACCATACGCATCCATCATTGCCTGAGCATTCTCACCAGCACTACCCGGCAACGTAAACACGTTACGCGCAAGTGAAGGAATCAAACCACCAGTCGGTTCACCCACACCACCCGGCATCACAAGTTTCCTGGCGAAACCCGGAGCAAACGACTCGTAAATAAACTTAGCCAAACCCTGCAACTTCTCACTATTATTCGCGCTAGGCGTCCACACTTGACGACCAAACCGTTGACCATACGTAGCCGTACCATCCGACTCATCCCACGCAGCCAAACTACTCACCACGTCATACAACGGACCCCACAAACCACCCTGCTCCAACTGCTCCGTAACAAAATTACCAGTCAAACCCGACAAACCATTCGTCATCAACATTTGACCAAGAGGCAAAAACTGCCAACCAACCCGATTACCATCCGCATCATTAATAGGCCACAAAGGAACGTACTGGTCGCGCCGCATCCAATCATTCATGCCGCCCCACAACGCTAATTGCTCCTCCTCCGTAGCCACATTCGCATTCCACACGGCCTCACTCACCCGGTCACTAGCAGCCAACACACCCGGACGACTCCACGCCGCATTAAGTGTCCTACCAATCATGAACGCAGGGAACGAAGGAAACAAAATCAAGCCCGTATCCCGCATGGCCCTAATCGCGTCAGGCTGCGCACCATAATCAAACACCATGAAACGCGCGTAATCATACGCCTCATCCTGATTCAAGCCACGCTTCAACGCCTGCCGGTACGCAGCCACGCGAAACAAGTTCTCACTAATCTCAAACGGTTCCAGACCCAACGCACCAATACCCAACGGTTTACGCACCACGTACTGCTGGTAACCGCTATACAAACTATTCGCCAAGGCCTTCATGCCATCAACAGCGGACCGCTCATCAATAAACTGTTGCGCCTTCAAGTCAGGAGCCACCCGCAAAATATCAGCCTGCGACAATGTATCCCCAAGCAACGGACCCACCGCACGAAAATCATCCAGATTCCCAGCACGCAAATCTCGGTACGCCCCCAGCATTTCCGACGCCAAACTCACAGGATTCTGCCCATACAAGAACGCCGTAAAGAACCCGCCAAGCACGTTCGTAGTTGTTGTTGCAGGGTTAGCCAAGTAACCCCCAGTCACCATTGACCTAAGCATGGCTGCACCCCGAACAAACTCGTTCGGGCGTTTAGCCTTCGCCATCAAATTATTCAACTCCCGATACAACATTGGGTGAACCTCAGTGCCCGCCAAATCCCCATAAATATCCCGCTGTTTACTACTAATCCTAATAAAGCCCTTAGGTTTCGCGCCCTTACCCCGGTACACAAGCAACGGATTTGCGCTTGCGTACTCCATAATTTTTTGGAGTTGACGCTTCTGACTCACGACACGCTGAGCAGCACTTGCACTTTCAAACGCAGAAACAAACGGGTCCAAACCCTCAACCAACGCATCAAGAAACGGGGCATCCAACTCCATGTTCCGCTGCCTAAACGCGCCACCCGACACACCCATCGGCAAACGCGGGTCCGCGCCCTGCCCAATGCGAGGCCCATACCGCTCCTCCATGAACCGACGAACATTACCCAACACATTCCCAACCGTTTCACTATCATCCACTTCCCGCATGAACCGCTCAAACCACAAGTTAATATCATCCGCACCAAAACCCTCACGCAAAAGGTAATCCTTCAACTCCTTCTGCCCAAGAGCCACACCAAACTGACGACCATCCCTAGACACAGGCGTCGACATTTTAAAAAAACGCTGCACACTCTGCGTAATAGCAGGCAAATCCTGCATCAACGTACTACCCTCACTCACGACCGCTTCATCCACCACGTTCTTCAGGACGACACGCCCGCGCTCCATTTGACGCAACATGCTCTCGTACGATTCCGCGTTATTAAACATGCCGAACGAGCGACGCAAATGCCCATCCATCAAACTATTAAAGTACGACTGCGGTTTAAGCGCACCCTCCGTCAAAGTCTCAAGCAACTCAAACGATTGCCTACCCGTAAACGCATTCGCAACCCGCTGCGTTTCAGGGATACGCAATTGACGCGCAATCGACCGAGGAATAGGGAACGACTGACCATAAAACTCATCAAGTTTGCCAAGCAAACCAGACTCAATACCTTTACGCCAAATTTTTGCTGCCCAATCCTGCTGCGCTTGACGACTCCACACGTTATCCAACTCCGCGAACCGAGGGTCAGTCTCCTTAAGGTTCTCCAACCACCGAATCGGTTGCGCAATCGCTTCTTCACGAACGTACGGAAGCATGCTAGTCTGGTAACCCAGCATTGCGTCACTCTTCATAATGTCATCCACCGTGGCACGCAACAAACCAGCAGCAATATCAGGGTCATCCCCATTACGGACCGCAAATTCACGCACCGCACTCATTTGTTCATCAAACAAATTGCGTTGCGCCGGGAAACTTTCAGCGGTCGCTTCACGCAAAGCCTGCCTGCTGCGCAACAAACGCCGGGTTTCTGCAACAAATTCGCCTGCCACACCCATGCTAGTGACAGCCTCTTCACTCAAGCCCAACAATGGACTGGTTTGCCCCACCACACCATAAGCAGCGCGATGCACATTCCTTAGGGTAGGCATAGAGACATCCGCCTCCGCCAACCGTTTAGGAATATCCCTGAAATGCACAGTTTGTGTGCGATTCATTTGCTCAATCAACAGCTTAGCCCGCTCATCACCCTGATTCGCCATCAAACGAGTAATGACACTCACAACCTCGCCCGGTGTTTCACCCGCTTCAAACTCAGCGCGACTCAATTCACGAACAAGATTCGGGTCCCTACCCGCATCCACCATAAACAAACCAGCCGGAGTGGTAACCCGACCACCCGGCAAAGTAATAGGTTGATATTGCAACCAGTTAGAAACACCCACACCAACTTTCGCAACCTCATCCATGCGGGTCTGCACAAACGACCTTACTTCAGGCGTCAACAAATCCGCGTACAATTGTTGCGTCCGGGTCTTAACCGCGTTCGCAACCTCCGTATCAGCCTTCCAAGCAGCCCGCACACCATCCAAACGCCCCGTCAAAATACCGGCAGCCGTACTCTCCCTACCAATTGCAGACGGGCGACCCACAATATTCGTCACTTGCCTCACGCTACGCGCGGTAGGTACACCACCCGCCAACAAAATAGATTGCGTAACGTCATCCACACGGTCCGCAGCCCGCATCAACCCATCAACACCACCCGCCGCTTTTGATACGCCACGCAAGTACGCACCCATAAGCAGTGGGTCCAACGCCAAATCCAACGCAATACCACCGTATTGCGCAACCTGCTCATCCATTACACCCATCGACTCAAGAATCGACCGGCCAGTCGCTACACGCTTAGGAGCTTCAGTCCACGGAGTGTACTTACCCCACTCCATCTCCCGAAAATTATCCCAAACAGATTCCTCTTCAGAATAAATACCTTCAAGAACACTGAACAAAATGTCTTGCGGTAACTGCAACGGCGACAGTAATGCACCCACGCCACGCAATCCACGCATAGCAACATCAGTAGCCCGCTCACCAAACCCAACATCAACATCTTGCTCTGCACGAATTCCAGCAATCCGCTCACTCAATGGAACACGACGGAATGATGTTTCCCTGCGAAACGTATCTTCACGTTCCTCTGGAGGATTAAACAACCAGTCGTAAGAGTCGGCCATTACTGACCGCCACCACCAACCGGCGTTTCATCATCCTGACCAAGCCACCAATCAATTCTGTTTTGCACACCCGTACCACTTCTTTGAAGAAACTCAGTAAACGGGTCCACAACACGACCCTGAAACAACTCACTAGTATTCCTACCAAAACTGTAGACCGCATCATTCACCGCAGCAGCCCGCTCAGCACCACGCCCACCCGTCAAATCAATCCCACCAGTACGGTCAGGCGGTGCGACAGGCACAGAAGTAAACTCGCCAGCCGTCAACGGAATGTCACCCATATCCCGCAACATCATTTCCACCTGACGCATAAGTTCATTACGCACATCCTCCTGAATACCCTCATCCATGTTCGGCAAGAAATTATTAATAAGGTTTTCCGCAAACATCATAGGAGTCATTTCAGGACCCAACAAATTATTCTGGAATGCGTTACGCACCTCACCCGCAATCGTGGCCGCACCCACCTCAATCTCACTATTAGTAGGCGCCCAACCCTCAGGCAACTCCGTACTAACCAACGCACCCAAGAAATCATCAATCTGATTAATCGTGTTCACAAAATCAGTATCAAGTTCCACCAAGGAATCCATAATCGCCATGCACGACTCGGAACCCTCATTCTGAGCAACACCATCCGCGTCAGGCAAACAACCATTCGCGCGAGCCTGCGACTCAAGATTAATACGCCGATTATTAATACCGTCAAGACGAACATCAAGCAACAAACGACCCGCATTAATAGTTTCTAACGAATCATCATCCACTTCTTCCAACGCGCCAACACCAAACTCCTGAACAATTTCGTAAGCAGCCGTAACCTTCGCATTCTCAATCTCCCGCTGCATACGAACAATCTCATCCTGCTCATTACCCTGCTCCCAAGCCACACCAAAACTCCTGGCAAACTCATTAGCAGCCTCATCACCCAACACGGGAGCCAAAATGTCTTTCACTTCCTGCTGCATTGCCGCAATGTTTCCCTGAGAAACATCCATTTCAGCAAACGCATTAGCCCTACGCCACGCAGCCTGAAACACAGCGTCACTCTCAAGAATACCGCCAACCTCAGACTTACGTTTAGCACCCTCAATAAGACCCGCAGTTTCCTCAGGAGTACCAAACATCAAACGCTGACTTTCAGGCAAAGAACGCCACCAATTATCAATCGCTTCAGGCGTCATGTACGCAGCGCGAGAATCAAGAATACTCATGACCGCAGCCGTACGCTCAGCCTCACCAAGCACACCCTGATTCGCAATCGCGCTATTCAACTCAGCAATCGCCAACGTATTCTGCAAATCAATAATATCGCCCGCCGTACCAGCCTCAACAATTGCTTCATCAACAACACTCGTCAAGTTAAGGCGACGCAAAGTATCCCCATGATTTGTTTGCAAACTCGTCAAGAACGCAACATCACCCATCGTAATCGCGTTCGCAATACGAGTCCGCATGGCATCCGTGTTCGCCATATCCACATTAAACTTCATGTACGTAGCAGCGTACTCATCCGCATCGTACTGAAGTTGCGCACTAGCCAAATCAATCCCCGAAATTTCAGCAGCCGTACGTTCACGCTCAAGACGCAACTCCATCAATTCACGATGCTCACCAGCAAGAACCGCCTGCGCATCCTCAAACGACAATGCAGCACCATTCTCATCCCGCAACGGACTATTCTGATACATGACTCGCACTGAATTAGCCAAACGCTCATCCGAAGGTAGAAACCCGTACGTTTGGAAAGCCTTCCAAGCAGCATCCTCATTGCCGAACACTACGCCTGACAATGCAGCCTGCGCAGACTCGTAATCCAATTCCTTAAACTTGCGGTAAAACTCCCTATCCACCCCCATTTTTTCGCGTTCCCAATCAATAATTTCCGTGCGAAACCTAGACTCCTCAGTAACAGCAGTACTTCTTGCACGCTCTTCCTCAAGCAACCTCAACGCATCAGGATTTTCTTGCAACGCAATATTTACTTGGTCAACATAAGACTGGTAAGTAGCAACATCAAGTGTTTCAGGCAAATTACCTGACTCAAGAATTCCAGTAATACGGTCAGCAGCCAACCCAGCGCTCACTAACCCAGCGCCAGTACCCGCATTCAAACCTGACTGCAACAAACCCAAGTCACCATCAAGCAAAGCCGCGTTACGCTCAAGAGTTTCAAGACTATTCTCGTACTGCGTATTCATGTAAGACGCATACGCCTTACCCTGCGATAAAATTGTACGCATCGTCAAGGGCGCATCAAGCGCTGCGATAGCCGTACCATCCGCAATATCCTGCGCACTAAAAATATTTCCAGGAGTACCCGCAGGCACAATCTCCATGTTCAACGTCTCATCAACAAGACGCCCCCAATCAGCAGGGTTAGCACTACGAACTGTGCTCCACTGAGAAGCAGCCCGAACCGCTGCATTGTACTCAGCATCCGACACGGCATTAGGATTCTGTTGACGCAACAAGTCAAGACTGGATACCAACTCATCAGCCTGCTGCGTGTAATTATCAATAACCGGAGCGTACTGCAAACCCTTCTGGTACTGCTCCTGCCGACTCCGCTCATACATCCCAGCAAAATCCTGAATACCTGTAGCCACAGCACCAAAAATGTTTTGCGTAGCCTCCGCATCAATTTCTGCTTGACGAGCCTGCATCTGCAAAGCCATCTCATCATTACGACGCTTTGTTTCAGCCTGCATAATAAGAGACTCAGCAAGGTCCCTAAGGGCTGAACGGTAAGGAGTTCTCCAAGAAGCCATACTTACCTGCCCCTCGTAAAGAACCGTTTATTCGTTGATGTTGTTTTTGACGGCGCACTCGTAACCTTCTTCGTAGAAGGCCCTGGAGTAAGGGACGCGCCAGTAGCAGACGTTGTCCAGGTAGAACCACCTTGAGTACCCTTCGTAGTAGCACGCGAGGTAGTGCTACGCCAGGTTGTTGTACCAGACCCACCCTGAGTACCCGTCGTAATACTACGAGACGTAGTTGTTCTTGGTTTGGTAATACTACGAGACGTAGTTGTTCTTGGTTTGCTAGTGCTCGAAGAAGTTGTTCTTGGTTTGCTAGTGCTCGAAGAAGTACCAGAAGTTAACTTCTTAGAACTATCCGTAGTGGTTTTCTTTCCATCCAAGGAAATAAACGTATTTGCGGTTCTAGGTTGAACAGCGGCAGTAAACCTGCCAGAACTACTAGTAGTCCGATTAGAAGTGGGTGGAGGCGGAGGAGGAGTTCGTGTAGAACTACGAGGCGCAGGCGGAGGAGGAGGAGGAGTTCGTGTAGAACTACGAGGCGCAGGCGTAGGCGTCTCATTAATATTCCTACGAGTAATCGACCGAGTAGGAGCCGTATCCTCACGCTCACGCGCTGCACTACTCGCAGAACGCGCCGCTTCACGACGAGGCTCAACAGCAGGCGTAACAGGATTCTCCAACGCACGACTCGTAGTCTTTTTAGGTTCAGGCGCAGGAGGCGGAGGACGATTCGCGCCAATACTATTAAAAAAATTGTCTTTAACGCCAGGCATCCTCATAAGCGTATCCTTAAGCGTAGTACCCGACTGCTGCTCGCCATCACCATAATTACCGCCAGGCACATTCCAACGACGCCGATACTCCTGCAACAAATTCTCAGACCGAGACAAATCCAACGGCGCATTCGCACCAAACGCCTCATCCTGATAAATATTCCCCATTTGCATCGTCCGCTGCATATTAAAGTCCGCAACAGCCTGCGCTTGCTCCATATTCATACCCGCAGCCTGAAGTTCCGCCACCTGATTCGCGCGAGCAGCATCAAGCATTGCAGACTGATTCGCCAACGCAGTCTGCATACCCATTTCACCAGTAGCAATATCCGCACTCAAACCAGCCTGCTGATTCGCCAACGCAGCCCGCAACAACGCATCCTGATTCGCCATTTCACGCTGAGTAGACAACCCACCAGCACCCTGATAAATATTTGCGGCACCCGTAAGCGCCTGCATACGCTGCTGACTAATATCCCTAGCCAACCCAGCCATCACATCCCCAGCCATACCCCGAGCCTGCATTGCACCAAACCCGCTACCACGCACACCCTGAGCAGCAAGCATTGCATTCAACGACTCGCCACCCACATCCAACTCACGCATAGCAGCCCGACGCAAATCAACGCCACTATCCTGAGCAGCCAACTGTTGAGCAATATCCCGCATAGCGCCAACATCTACTGATTCACCCAACGTTTCGGCACCCACACGCTCCGCCGAAATAGCAGCCGGAGTCGCAATTTGTTGAGCCTGAATACCCATAGGGCTTACAGCCTGAAACTGCGGACCCTGCAAACCCTCAAACAAACCAACAACATCCTCAAGTTTCCCCGCGCGAAACGCGGCCTCCTGCTGACGACGACGCTGCTCCTCAAGACCAGCCTCCATCCCCAACACAGCGCCCTCACGCTGAAACTGAAGTTGCTCCTCAGACATTTCCTGCTGAGTTTCAGCCTGCTTTTTAGCGGCAGCAGACTTCTGAGAGGCGGCCTGCGCAGCACCAATAGCAGAAACTGCTGAACCGCCAAACAAAATAAGTGCAGTAAGTGGGTCAATCACGCTAAAAAACCTCCGCCCTAACGCTCACGATAACGAATCGCGTACTCAATCACAACGGGTGGCTCAACCACCAAATCCGTTGTTGCGCCAGGAAACTTTAATTTAAGGTCCGCCGTAGGACCCACAAGACCACGCGGGAGAGTAAATACCCAACGACCATCACCATTATCAAGACCAGTAACCGAACCCGAAAAACCACGAATCTCATACTCCAACTCCGGTACACCGTCACCAGTACCCCGAGTAAACACCTCAACACGACGCCACAACTTCATAGTGTCCTTCACACCAAAATCAAGTTGACGCCACTCAACCTCAGGCGTATCCACCAAACTACTATCCACAACCTCAAAGTACCCATTCACGTTATAACGAGTGCCATAACGCCCACAATCACAAGCAGCAGACAACCACCGCAACCCATCAACCTCACTAAAAATGTCGGTCAACCACGATTGCCGCGTCGTATCCAAACGATAAACCTTCCCAGACCGCGTCAACCCCACCAAATGATTACGGACAGGCTCACCAACAACCTGAATAAACGGGTCCGACGGCAACCACACAGGCGTCGAAATATTCACCATCGTCCCACCAAAATCAACATCCCCGCCACCAAGATTAATCGCGTAAATCTCACCACGATAAATCGGCATAACCACACTACCCATCCTCGCAGGAATAACACCCCTATCATTACCAACCGTGCCACTCAAACGCTGCACATTCAAATTTTGCGTAGCCGGGTCACCCCGAACCAAGAACGTTTCATTCTCCATAAACACAAGCAAACCAGCAGGCGTGCTTGCCAAGCCCGTAATACTAGTACTCGTCAGGGGTGATAACACCAAGAAATTATTAAGGGTCCCGCGATTCACGGCCCCAACGGACGAGTACACCAGCGTAATATCCGGGTTCACAACCGGGCCAAACCCAACATCAGGTGACGCTGGACCGTACCGAACCACCATGTTGTACCGACTATTCGTAGTCCACGTCTCAGCATTATCACTACTACTCGTCCACGTCGTCAAACTCGTTGTCGGGTCGTAATCCTCAATATCCCCAAGAACATCCACGGCAGCGCCATTACCCAACTTCACGCTCTTAATTCGCAACTCACGATTACCAAACGCCGCGTCAGAAACAAAATCAGTAGGCAACTTACCCAACGCAAACACCTGATTCGCGCTCGCCGTGTAGGCCGTCCAGTCCGTGTACGCGCTCGTATCCGTACCCACGCTCACACCAGTAATCGTTTGCGTGTACGAAATAGCGCCACCCGTAATTTGCACAAACCCTTCACTCGTGATAGAGCCGTCACCATTATCCGTAACGGAATCCAACTCAAACCGCAACACAATATTCTTAGAGTCCCGGGAACTATACTTACTTGTACCCAGAATCACCTGAGTCAAAGTAATTTCTTCATCAAAAATAGTGTGCGCCGTCGTGCCATCCGCCGTAAACAAAATCTTCAGGTGCGGATACTCATTATCGGTAGCCCACTCAAAGTACGCCCACATTCGCTTATCCGCATCCGCAGAGTGGTAATAATCAAACAAACCAACCACGACAGGCTTATCAACCCGCGTGCGCTTCACGTAAAAACGTTTAATATCAAACTCAATATAATCATTATTTGCTTTAAGGCCATTATCGCCAGACGCAACCGACCCGTACTGCCTTAACTCATCAAACCCGTCCTCCGACAGCATCATAAAGCCACCACTGCGGGTAACACTGGAGTCCGACAAAAACGGAATGAACGGTGTTGGCCTGGCTTTACCCCAGACTCGGCCATTGTGGGCCTCAAGGCGGCCTGGGCCAAAGTTCACAATTACATCCTCGGTAGGCAACCAATCCGTACCTGGTTCACCTAAAGTTGCGGACGGCGCGTTCTGCCCATCACTAATTGCAATAGCAAAACGCTCCATTGTCGCGCTACCCGAAGGCCGGTAGTAAAACCGTGCAGCCGTACCCTCCTCATACACCTCACTCAACGACACGGTAAGACTCTCAATAGTCGCGGACACCGTGTAGGAGTCCCTACCAATCTCCTCGATAGCCGTACCGTTATCCGTCACGCCCTCAATCAGCCACAACACCTCGTACGTATCCGCAGGCAAACCAGTACCCGCATTTTCCGTAAAGGTTGCCGTGCTTGTAGCACCCAACGTAGTAAACCCGCCACTCGACCTAAACAAGTACGACTTACCGATATACCCATCATGCGTACGTTGCCACGGGCTTACCAATGCAGACCGAGGAACAATAAACAAATCCGTTTGATTCTGAAACTCCGCGCTAGTAATGCTGCCAAAATGGTTGTTAACCCACATGGCTGGACCCGTTAAGAGTGTCAGGTCATGCTCATCGTAAGCAAGTTGCTCACGGTCATCAAGCGCGGCTGCGGGGCGCCATGTAGTGGCGACAAGGCTGCTGTCCTCCATCAAAATGTAGTCGCTAGTCTCAAGCAGCATGAGGGACAGTTCACGCTCACCAAGCCAACTATCATTAATACCCCCCAGGGGTATGTAACCACCCGTTCGTTTCAACGAGAAACCTTTAACTACGTCAGGGTTACCGCCAACACCGTCAACATTATTGCGGTTAACGCCACCCAAATTTTCAATGACGAACCGCTCCACCCTAGTTCATCCTCATCGGGTCGTTAGGACCCGGAAACAAACCATTCAACTCCTGCCCCAAAGTTTCCCCGGGCAACGCAGGCTGCTGATTAATGCTGCCCATAGGTTGCTGCAACTCACTACCCAAATCCTGCATAACCTCCATCATTGGAGGCTCCATCTGCATACTCGCCTCCTGAAACAAATTCAAGCGAGGCTGATTCGGGTACATAGGCGCAATATCATTCATCAAACTAAACCCAGATGCGCTACCGTAATACGACTGCAAATACTGCAAAAAACCCTTCATGAACTCTTTATTGTTAATCATTAACCTCTTCCTCCTCGCACAACCGTGCGTGTATATAGAGGATTCTTAGCCGTCATAATCCCTTGCATACTAGCACCACGCGCCGCAGTTAACCTACGGTCATACTCAAGCGCCATGTTCCCATCACGAGTCAACAAGTAAGCAGCCCGGTACGCAAGAATGTCATGAAACGACTCAAGCCGACCATTAAACGGCTCATCCTCCAACGCATCCATTTTAGTAGGACGCACCACATAATTAATGCGGAACGCCTGAACATGCGAACTATCAGGAGGAGGCACCGGGTACGGCGTAGCAACCTCAGCCGTAGGGTCCCAAACAATATAACGAGCCACATCCGCAGGCTGAGCAAGCGTCCAACCCGGCTCATACACACTAGCCGTATTAAAATCCCAAACCGGAATTTCATCACTAGAAACAACATCCCCATCCTCATCAAGAGACAAGGCATACACACGCAGAATGCCGTCCTCACGCGCATCAGAAGGCCAATCAAGCACACCCACCGCATCAATACCCGTATACATCACGGTCTGCGTAGGCGCACGAATCTCACGACTCACATCCTCCTGCGCAACATTAAGAAACTGAAGCAACACAGCATCCGTCAACGCTGTCTGCCCAGTCAAAACACGCACCATCTCCATCAATTCAGCAGCGGTCACGACTCAGCCACCTCCTGAGCAATAGCCTTATTCAAAGGCGTCTCATTCAAGAACAACGAGAACTCCTGAGACACATTCTGCTCACGAGTCAACCAATACTGACTACGGTCAACCTCAAGGCTAGCCTCAAACGCCTTAACAGCAGCCCGATAAACCACAATCTCATGGTACGCAGGAAACAACCCATCCCAAACCTCAGCATTCTCATCACCCGGAGTGTACTCTTTCACATACTCAAACGAAATAACAGCATCACGCGGAGCCTTAGGAGCAAACGCAACCTGACCACCACGCTTAGGCTCCCAATTATAGTAACGAGGCAAACCAAGACTAGCCTGCTGCACCGCACCCAAAATGCGTCTACGAGGCGCAAGCGTCAAAGCAAACCCATCAAACGACACTTCATTCAAATCAATGTTCGCAGCATCCGAAGGAAGATTAAACGTAAAATCATCCGCATTTACATTCACTGACCCAAGCGCGGTAGGAAACCCAAAATTCATGGCAATCTCTTTAGCCGACCGCTGCAAATAACCCAACAAATCAGCGTCAGAGTAGTAATCCGTACTCGCCTCGGCCAGCACGTCATTACGCAAAATTGTTCGCGCCTCACCAAACGTCACGGCTACTCCATTCAGAAAGGGGCCAGCCCCGGAAGGCCAGCCCCTTAGTTTCCCCTCGGGAAATCCGGGGGCCTAGAACTTAACTACCAGGAATCTTCAGGACACGGCGAGCGTCAGTCGCACCAACCGAGAAGCGCATTTGAATACGGTGCGCAATTGCCTTCGGGTCATCCAGGTTGTACGTATCCGTGTTAGGAGCCTCGCGGACGTACATGTTCAGCTTCTTATCACGACCAATAACGTACGTATCCTCAGTGCCGGTCAGGTACACGTTCTCAATAACCTTGTCCGGGGTCATGCCGAGGCTGCTGTAAATGTTCGTGACGCCCTCATTGTCGTTCGTCGTGGTGCTGTACGAGGAACCACCACCGGTACCGCTCGTGTAAGCAAGGCGGTCGTAAGCAGAGTTGCTCGACAGAATCTGGCGCCACAGAGGAGCAAGTTCCGGGGAGACGTGAATCGACTCAATCTCAACGGGCGTCCAGAAGCCCTGGTCATTCAAGACTCGCTTGAAGTACGAGTAAATGACCTGGAGCGTGGCGTACGTAGGGCCACCGGCTGCCGTAATGTTGCTGTACGTGTCGCTGCTACCAACAAGCTCGTGGTCCGAAGCGAAGATTGCCTTGCCGTCCCACGTGCTGTAAGCGTTAGCGTCCGTGCCGTTGTTGAAGAGCTCCGCCGCGACGGTCTCCATGCGGTACGCGGCGCCCTCGCCCATTGTGCCAATCACGTCCGTAATAATGCCGTACTGGTCATCATCGGCCGCGACCTTGGTGTACACGTACTGGTAGCGGTACTCGTGGTGACGGTAAATAACCTTCGGGGAAATCTCGAAAGATACTTGCGGAGTTGCTACCGTGTCACTAGCAACGCGGGGCACAGCGGGAAGGCCGCTGTACATAACTTCCATTTCCAGTGCGTTGCCTGACGGCATAACGTTAAGGAACGACTGGTGAACACGGGGAATGGACTCCAGACCTTCGCGGCTAATCTTGCTCCATACCGCGCGGTGGAGTTTAGCGTCAAAGTTTTGAGCGAGAGGCGCGCCTGCCATCTAACTCCTCCTTAGAAGGCCGCAGCGTCACTCACGACGCCAACGACAAATCCGCTCGTGTCACCCAGTGAGGTTTCACGGCCAAGACGACGAATAGTGAACACACCGTTACTGGTGCTGTCAATATCGACATCACCATCGGCCTCAAGGCGGTAAGCGCCCCCACCGATATCGGTCTGCTCAATGCCAGCAGAGTCAGCGGTAACGAACGGAACCTCAATCTCAGTGTCCTCACCCAGCAGGGCAAGGTCAACCTGAGTCTTGGTGCCTTCATATTCCGTATCCGGGTACCCATCAAGGGCAACCGCCAGATTAGTGTTTGACCCGAGTGAAATTTCTGAAACGGTTCCGCTAGATACCGTGACGAAATCGCCACGGGCAATCGTTGCGGAGGAATCAACATCCACCGGACCCATCGTTTGATATGGACCAACAAAACGAACGCTCATCCAATAACCTCCGTCAAATCAGCACGCCTCGACTTGGCCTGCTGTTCGATACCAATATCATCCAACTTGCTTGTTTCAACGTCAACACGTCGCTCCATCTCCTCCTTCTGTGCTTTGCGACGCTCATCCCGGTACTGCCGGTACCCAATCATCAAGACCCCACCACCAAGGGACACCATGCGGTGCGGCCCCTCCTCATACTGATTCACTACGAGCTTGCTTTGGTTATTAGGGTCTGTAGTAACCTCATCAATCTCAACAGGACGGAAACCAAGGCCCTTAATAAACGACAAATGCCGACCATTATCGATGCGAGGGTCCGTGGCCCAGGTAACCACGCGGTCCGCGGGCAAGTTGTTGACACGAAGGAATTCATCCATCGGACCCATACGTTGACCAAGCGAACCAACACGAAACTCCTTAAAATTTGCAAGCGCCTCATCACGCGGGTCAATACCAGAAGACTTAGAGACTGTTGCCTTCGCAGCCTCATTACTGTCACTAGCCGAACTTGCATCAGTTGCAGCAGACTTAGGCATACTTACTTCCTCCAACCCTTCTTAGTTTGCGGAATGTCATAAATAGCCACCCCATTATTATTCGCAGTAGGACTATTCTCATTAAAACGAGGGTCGTAAAACTCCTCAGGACTATTAATAATCCCTCGAGAAATGTAGTACTCACCCACCTCTTGGTCCTCCGCATTACGCCACTGAACACCACGCTGAGGACGACGACCCACAGCACCAGAGTTGTAACCCTGACTCGGAGCAGCAGGCGGTGCCTTAGGTTGAGAGCCTTGTTTAGCCATAACGTCATACTCCAAATTCTTTCGAATCATGTCCAGCATCGTTTGGTTACCCCGCAAGTGAGGCTCCAACTGGAACACCGCATTATTGAATTGCTGCTCGATAGCCCGAAACCGCGCACTGTTTGCAAACTTAGCCTTGTACTGCTGAACCACACCCGTCGTGTGCTGCTCAGCAAGCATGCGTTCCTGCGTACGAATACGAGCCTCAACCAACTGCTCCTGAAGTTGGTCAACCTCCTCCTTAATACGCTCCCGCTCCCAGAAGGTCTGAGGGTTCTGGTCATCCAACTCAGGCATCGACTGACGCTTCTCCTGAATTTGTTGACGCAACTGCGTAACCTCATCAACCTGCGGAGCCGCAGGCTGTTGCGCGTACTGCTGTTGACGCATTTCCTCAAGCATTTCAAGACGAGTTTGCGCCTGAATAGCCTGCGCCTTCCAATCAACACGCTCATCATCAGACGCCTGCTCAACCTGCTTCTGCGCAGCATCAACCTCAGCCTGCGCATTATCAATATCTTGCTGCTCAATCAGGTCTGGCTGCTCAAAAGTTTCTTCGTGAAACTCCGCTTCATTCGGCATATCGCTCATTAAGAACCTTTCCGTAACGCACGAACGTAAGTTTCTGTGTCCGCAATCAAGTGGCGTAATTCCTTGATAGCGCCCGCAATCTCAAAGCCTTTAGTCGTATCGTGCTTCAACATTGCCTCCTCCAACTGATTCCGTCGACGCTCAACCTGCTCCTCGAGATACCGGCGGACCGAAAGCAAATTGCTTTCATTCAGTGACTCCAATCCTATTCACCACCCCCCACACGCATCTGGTTCATCATCCCGCTAAACTCAATCATCTCCGTATGACTCGGGATAGCCTGCGGAGACTGGGCCGGAAGGTAATCCGTCCAGTTGTGAATATCCATACTGACCAACCAATCCTTCATCGCATGCCAAAACGGCTTGTACTGCTGAGCCATCTGCAACGCCGGCATCATTGTCTGAAGAAGGGACTGCATTTTCTGGGCCCGCATCAACTTATCCGGCACCAACTGCGCACCGTTAGCAATCCACTCCATGTCATCACGCTTAGCGCTCGAAATAAAGAAACGACCAGCGGCCTTCTGCTGCTGAATCATCATTTCCACAATGATGTTCTGTTCCTCAGGCGCAAACATTACACCACTCGTTTGTTGAATGTACTCAACCATCCGGGCAGCAATATCCTCGTCCGACAACTCCGCGGAGGCAATAAGGAACTGGTCGCTGCCATTAAAGACTGGCATTACACCAGCCGGCTCAATCTTGTACTTATAAATAAGGGACCAATACATTTTTGCAAAAATGCTGAGGTCATACGCAATATTGCTCAGGTCCTCAGCAAGCTTCTTACTTGCCGCATTCGTAACCGCATTAATTTCTGTGGCGCTACGCACCGTATTCGTAGGCACACCATTCAACTGCAAGTCCGAAAAAGTAGCGTCATCGCCCAGAGCGCGCGCGGTCTGCAAAAGGTTCAGTGCCTCACTAGCAGGCGGAATTTGAAGCGCGTACACAGACTGCTGAGGCTCACCCCGGGTAGGAATAACCATGCCTGGCGCAAGACCAGCCTCACTAATGTGCTCCCAAATTTGAGTGTTCTCATCCACAAACACAGGCGGGGCAATCGCAAGTTGGTCATGCGCAATCTTGCTGTTGTACGCAAAGTCCATAATGTTCTGGATTCCCTCAAGGACCTGCGCGTACGACTCACCATAAAAGTAACCAATGCGAGGCATGGGACGAATCGGCACGTACGGCGGGGCATCAAACACATCAAGGTACGGACTTTCCTCAACCCTCAAAATTTCTGTGAGGTTCTTGCTGTAAATCACCCGCCAAAGAGTGTGACCCATCTCCTCATTACCCCACCGGTAGTAACACTCCCACAATTCATGCAACTGATTATCGTTCTGCCACGTGTGAACCCGACTGCCATCAGCAATCTCATCGTAATTTGGCATGGCCGTAATACTTGTCTTGATTCGTTGTGTTGCCTCGTAATCGTACTCTCCAGCCTCAGCGCGTTCATTAATAATGTGCCAAGGCTCCATAAACCGGTAGAACGTACTAACTCGGCTAATGTCCTCAACACCCGCAGGCGCCACATGGAAATCCTCAAGGCGTACTGCTTTAGCCTGAACAAGGTACTCATCAAAAGGTTTAGCGACACTTAGTTGCATGACGCCAGTACCCGTGAGGCAGGCCTCTTCAATCGCCATAAAAATTTGCCGTTGCGTGGCACTGCGGTCCAACTCTCGCTCCATCATGGTTTCCCAGACAGGCTGGTTCTTAGAAGCCTCAGTGGTGTACGGGCGTACCGTGAAGAACGGGTCTTGGTTTAGTGCGCCCCTAAAGTGAGCGGTCGCGCCCGAAATTTTGGCGCGAATGTAAGGAACTACATGGTTAGGTGCTCCCTCGTAAGGTGGTGCTGGTTTATCAAGCGAGTAGTACTGACGGTACCTGCGGATACGTTCATCAATATTGACTTTACTGCCGACTGCTGCATCAAGGTCGCGCTGCAAATCAGACTTGAACTGCCCTAGAGTTTGTTCGCTAAACGCATCACTAATGGGTGGTTGCTCAGGTCCAAAGTCAATCACATTGTCTTGGTTGGTTTCGATTTCCTGAACATCAAGAAATTCGCTCAGATTATCCACGCGCTACCTCCAAGTGTAGAACGGCTTCGGTTGCACTGCCTGCGCTACTTCAGGAGCGCGGTCACCCATATTATAGACAGCCATCACTGCATACCTCAAAGCGTCAAGAATGTCATCATTACGTTTCCCCCGGAAATCATCCCACTGCATGTAATGCAACGTCTTAATAACTTGAGAACAATTGTCCATCACGAACAAACGAGGCTTGGGGTCAGGCTCATAAATAGACGTAGAACGCGCCGTCAAGTAATCCTTCAACCTAGCAATACTCAATTCACGGTTCTTATTAGCCCGGTTCAAAGGCCGTATACCTGCATTAATGTAATCATCCGCAATTGTGCCCGGAGAACGCGGGTCAACATTCCACATTTGCGTATCAGCCCTAAACTCAATACGCTCATACCCACCAATCATCTCCAAAATCTCGTACGCATTCTCCTGAGGAGACAGGTTCCTAGCCGCGTACTCATCAAACACAATCAATTCACCACCACGGCCAATAGCCACCCCAACCGCTGCTGTCGGGTGGTCAAACCCGTGGTCAATACCCACAATGACCTTCCAGTCAAAAGGAATTTCGTCCTGCGGAATCACATGCACCCCCGGGTCAAACTCCGGGAACAACAAACCAGTCTGCGTATCAACCTTACCCAGAATGTATTTTTCTCTTAGTGCGGTAGATACGCCACGCGCGTTCTGAAGATTCTGCTGGTTAAGGGACAAGTTCTCATGCGTAAACGCATACAACGCCAACCTCTGAATAATGACTTGAACATCCTTAGCCTCCAGCGGTTCCTTACGGCCAGACACAAAAACCTTACTATTCTCAATTTTTTCTACCAAGTGACGCTTCTCATGTACCCGAACAAGGTCCCCAACAAACAAATCCGCGCCAGCCTCCATTGGTTGGTACAACTCTTCCCGCAAACCCACATTCTTTTTCACCCATTCATTCGTCATGTTCATACCCGGGTGAGGTTTCCCCACAAAACGCCGCCACAACCAGTTATTACCCTCATCGTTCGCCACAATCTTCACCTGGTTCTTGCCCAGCTTCCCGGTCTCCCGGTGGTAGACCTTCTGC